TGGGGCCGTAACACATGTACTTAGACCTACTATAGGTTTAAATGCAGGTGCAAATTTAGGTAAATCTACATTCGTAACTAGTAGTGTAACAGGACATACGGCAACATTAAAGATATCTGGATCGTGGACTGCAAATACACAAGTTCCCGGCGTAACATCATATTCATCGGCATCTACATATACAGTTTCGCTTAATCCAGCTGATACGAATTACATAACTAAAATATTTGGTAGATCTCCATATTCAACACAATATCCTGTATATGTTGCATATGAAGACTCAGAATTTTTTGCAAATCGTTCATTACCTAGTTATCAAGACACCGAAGAACCACCAAACACATATACTTATAGCGGCGGTGGGATATTTATGAACCCAGTTTCATTAATAAAACACGATGCTGAATATAATGAAGCATATACTCCGTATATAACATCTCAATATGTTACTAGCACTACTACATTAGATTTATTTAGATTTGCAACATTATCACATGGTAACGCAGCTAACTTTGAAGTTAAAGTTGGTATTCGTGATATCCGAACAGCAGCAGAAGTTTCAGATCCAGATGGTTACGGAACATTTACAGTAGAAGTTCGTCGAGTAAACACCAATGATAATCCGTATGCAATTTATAAATCAAATGATACAGATCGTACACCAGATGTGATAGAAGTATTTGCAAATTGTAGTTTGAATCCAGATTCGCCAAAATACATTGGTAAAAAAATTGGAGATCAATATCAAACTATTGATGCAAATGGAGTTGTTAAATTTAATGGAGATTTTGCAAACAAATCTAAATATATACGAGTAGACATCAAAGACAATGTTAAAAACAAAGCTATTGATAAAACTTTAATACCATTTGGATTTAGAACACTACAACTTCCAATAATTACTAACAATGTAGTCATTGGATTTACTAATTTTGGACTAGGAGATTCATTTGCAACGTATGCAAATACATTTAATACTCCTAGTCTATCAACAACACAAGTTGTTAATGGGTCATATCACAAAAATAACTATTTAGGATTTGATTTTACTAAAAAACGCAATTTAAATTATTTATCGCCAATTGCGGCAACTGGATCTGCAACTGGATCTGCAAGTGATTTTTATTTAGGTAATGTATCTCAAGATGCTCAAGCAGCATTCCCATCACTAACAGCACCATATTCAGGTTCTATTCAACAAGCGCTAATAGATGGATCTGGATCATTGGCAGCACAAGTAGCATTAGCAACAAGAAAATTCATGGTACCGTTCCAGGGTGGATTTGATGGTACCCGTCCTAATTTACCTAAATTCAAAGGTAAAGATACATTAACAACGAATACATTTGGATTTGATTGTAGCGGATTAAATACTGCAGGAACTAAATTATACAAAAAAGCATATGATATCCTAGCAAACACAGATTATTATGATTTAAATATGCTTCTTACTCCAGGTGTATATGATGTATTACATCCCAATGTTACTACAGCAGCTAGAAATTTATGTTTAGATCGCCAAGATGCATTTTATGTAATGGATTTACATACTTATAACTACCAAGGATCTGATATATCAATTCAAGACGTAGTAGATGCAGCAACTGATTTAGATAATAACTATACTGCAACATATTGGCCATGGGTAAGAATTGTTAATCCAACTAATACATTGCCAGTTTGGGTTCCACCATCAGTAGTAGTACCAGGAGCATTAACTTTCAATGATAGAGTTTCAGCACCATGGTATGCACCTGCAGGTTTAAATCGCGGAGGATTGAATTCTGTAACTCAAACATATGAAGCATTGTCACAAGTTACTCGTAACTCATTATATGATGCTAGAATCAATCCAATTGCAAACTTCCCGAATGACGGAATTGTTGTATGGGGTCAAAAAACATTGCAAGGATATCCAAGTGCATTAGACCGAGTTAATGTTAGAAGATTACTTATTACGGTTAAAAAGTTTATTGCATCTGCAACTAAGTATTTAGTATTTGATCAAAACAACGAAATAACTAGATCTAAATTCTTAAACATTGTTAATCCATACTTAGAATCAGTTCGAGTACAGCAAGGTTTGAGTGCATTTAAAGTGGTAATGGATGCTACTAATAATACAAATGACATGGTAGATCAAGGTATTTTATATGGTCAGTTATTCTTACAGCCAACACGTACCGCTGAATTTATTATACTAGACTTTAATATTCAATCAACAGGAGCAACTTTCCCTGAATAAATTAATAAAATAGGGCAGCTACGGTTGCCCTTTTTTTCTTGATTGATATATTTATAAGAAAGGAAACATAAAAATGGCATTAAAAGAACAATTAAATACAAGCCTTAAGGATTGGGGTAGCGTATCTTCCGTATGGGACCAAGCATATTCTTGGGAACCAAAAAAGTCGCACCAATTCGTTATGTCAATTGATGATATCCCAGGATATCTAATTAGATCTTCCGCTAAACCAACATTAGAAAACGGTGAGATTACATTGGAACATATTAATGTTCAAAGATATGTAAAAGGAAAATCAAAATGGTCAGCAATTAGCGTAAAATTATATGATGCAATTGTACCGTCTGGTGCTCAGGCAGTAATGGAATGGATTCGTATGCATCATGAATCTGCAACTGGTAGAGATGGGTATTCTTCATTTTATAAAAAAGAACTTAAATTAGAACAATTATCTCCATTAGGTGAAGTTATCGAACAATGGATTTTAAAAGGTGCATTTATTACTAGTTCTAATTTCGGATCGTTAGATTGGGGTTCAGAAGAAGTAGTAGAAATTGAATTAAATATAAGATACGATTGGGCATTCTTGAACTTCTAATTAAATCTTAATAGTTTAATTTATAAAATTAATGGGGGCATTTTGCTCCCATTTTTTGTGTTTTATATATTTATAATAAAGTTATAAACAAATAAAAAGGAAAATACATGACACAAGTTACAGATCGTTTAACTAATCAACATATAGTTGAACTTGCAAAAAAACAATTTGAAAAGACACAACGTTCTAAAGTTCCCGGACATGTTGTTAAATTACCTAGTTTAGGACTTATATATCCAGCGTCATCGCCATTACGATCTGGTACAGTTGAAATTAGATATATGACAGCATATGATGAAGATATATTAATGAACGCGTCATATATCAGCCAAAATATTGTATATGAAAAATTGTTAGATTCATTAATATTAACACCGGGTGTTACTGCTTCTGAAATTTCTAATCCGGATAGCGATGCAATTATCATAATTGCTCGTATACAAAGTTACGGAGAAAATTATCCAGTAAGAGTAACCGATCCAAAAACAAGTAAATTATTAGATAGAGAAGTTAATTTATCTGAAATTAAATTTAAACCATTTACATTGGAATCTGATGAAAATGGAGAATTTGAATATATCAGGCCTGATAACGGTGATATTATAAAATTCAAATATCTTAGTTCAAGTGAAACTAAACAAATAGATGAAGATCACACAATATCCGGCGTAACTATTAAATCAATACAATCAATAAACGGAAATCGAGATAGATCATTTATCGATGAGTATGTTAAATATCATTTTATCGGTAAACAATCCAGAGCATTTCGCAAATACATGACTGAAAATATGTATGGTCTAGATTACAATATTGAATTTGAAGGTGAAAATGGAGACACCTTTACTGCCGGATTTCAACTTGGATCAGACATTTTTTGGGTTTAATCCCGCATATCAAGTTAAACTTCACGAAAACTTATTTGAATTAATATGGGCAGGCGAAGGTCGATGGGACTGGGAAACTGTTTATAATTTACCGATACGTATACGCAAATTGTGGATAGCTAATATTAACAGAAAGCGTACTGAAGAAGATGAGGATACCGACAACGCATTAACCACCATACAAAATTTACGCAAAAAACGAGGTTAATAAATATTTATATTAAATAGAAACAATGATATGCATCTAACTGATTATAATATATTATATCGACTTCGTTTTAAACCTAAACTAGGACGGCAAATTGAAACCAGTAATACAAATATTGAAGCCGCGGAACAATCCTTAGTTAACAGTTTATTGGGTACCGCAACAGGAATTGCTAATCAACTCAATGACTATTATGATACCAAAGTAAAGCCAGCACAAGATGTTTTATTAAAATCAATATTCAAAATCACACAAAAAGCAGAAGGCAGCAAAGAACGCCAAGTAGCTCTAGAGCAAACTGGTATGTTAGATGCAATAAGTAGAATAGAAGGCATCAATGACAGCATGGAACGATCTATAATTTCCATGACAACATTAGAACAACGCAATCGAGACTTAAATGATGCATTTGGAATAACAACATTAGACGCACAAATATTTGCAGATTCACTGATTGGTGTATATGATGAGATTGGAATTAATCAAGATGCATTAAAACAATATGCCGCCGATCTAAATGATTTTACCAATGGATTCATTGTTTCTACTAATTCCGTACATAAAGCAACTACGGCACAACAAGCATACCAAACATCATTATTTGCCGGACAAAAATATTTACAACAGAATTTAGGCATAACAAAAGAACTTGCGGTAAAATTTGAAGAATATGCAGTTGGTATGAAAACCTCTGCAATCGATCTAGCAAAAAATATGATGGATGGTGGTTTTATTAGTGGATTAGCAGATAAAACCGGATTATCTCAATTACAAATTGCTAAAAACATAATCGAAGATATTGCAGGACTTGCATCAGATGTTAGATTTGAATTTAGTAAATCATCTAGCAATCTAGAATTAGCTGTAATGAAAGCTAGGATGTTAGGTACATCCATGGATAAAATCAGTAAAGCTGGTACAGCTGTATTAGATGTCGAACAAAGTGTTGGTTCTGAAATAGATTATCAGTTATTAACTGGACAACGTTTATTAGTAGATGGAGACAAAAGTTTCGCACAAGAAATGCGATTAGCTAAACTAAAAAAAGATGCTCCTAGACAAGCAGAATTAATGTATCAGATTCTCGAGAAACAACGAGATTCACTACAAAATATTCCAGGTGCTATGGAAAAATTTGGTACATTAACAGGGCAATCCACAGAAGATGTTGCGACAATGATCAATAACATCGATCGTGCAAAAGAGCTAGGTATTGATAATTTATTACGAGGACCGCAAAAAGATTTAGAAGACAAATTAAAACAGTTAAAAACAAAAGCTGAAGCAGACCTTAAAAACGCAAAGACCGAACCACAATTAGCAGCTGCAAGCGGCCGGTTAAAGGCTATCCAAGATTTTATAGTAGACCCACAACAAACTAAACAAACAGCCCATGAACAATTAGTGCAAAAAAACTTGGGAGATATTACCACATATCTTAAAAGCTTTGTAACTACATACGAAAGAAATAGCTCAGGTAGAGTTACGCAACCCCCGGGCTCACCGCGTAAGATGCTTGGGGGGACTGGTACTGACATCCAGCTTTTGGGTCGCGATTTAATCAAAGCACTACGAGCGGAGGCTGGTAAGGAACAGCCGGCAAAGTTACAAGACATGAAATTTGACTTCCAAGGAGCAGAAGCAAAATTTGGAGCAGTTTATTTGTACAAAGATGTTACTAGTTTTGACGAAAAAACTGGATTGTTTAAAACACTTAAATCTGATGTTAAAGCATTAACGGGCAATGTCGCTGATTTTAGCAATGCAATGGAACAGTTAACCAATACGATCAAGATAGAACGTGCTAAATTATATAGTGAAGAAGGTGGACCAGCTGGAACTACCGAACGCGAAAAAAAGATATCTGAAGCTAGATCAAGTAAAAAAGCTCGAGGTGGTATATTAGATGGACCATCACATTCACAAGGTGGCATTCAAACTGCATATGGTGAATTAGAAGGCGGCGAAGCAATTATTAATAAAAGAAGCACAGAAAAATTTGCACCATTATTAAGTTCAATAAATGAAGCAGAGGGTGGTGTTAATTTTTCACCTACTTATGAGAAAGGCGGAATTGCTAACAAATTAATACGAGATACTAAATCTATATATAATATACGAAATGAATATGATGTAAGTAATAATTATAACAATAATTACAATGAAACTAATTCAAATTTAATTAAAAATAATAATACTGAATTTAATTCAATTCTAAATAAATTAGATTCAAATATCAATTCAAATTTAATTAAAAATAATACTGAATTTAATTCAATTCTAAATAAATTAAATTCAAATATCAATTCAAATACCAATTCAAATATCAATTCAAATACCAATTCAAATATCAATTCAAATTTAATTAAAAATAATACTGAAAAAATAGAATCACAACAACAAACTGAACTACGAACAATTGAAAATACAAATAATAATCGCAATACAATTATTACAGAAAAACTATCTACAGATATAGTTAATGCAATAAAAACTATACAACCTCAAACTTTAGATATAGATAAATTAGCACAATCAATTGCAAACGCAATGAAATCAGTGAAAATACAAACAACTGCAGTTGTTAAAACAGATAATACATTTGGTACATCGGTAATGAATAACGCATCTAGGTATACATCGTAATATAAAGGCAAATTAATCATGGCATGGATCAATCCAACCACAAATTCAACTCAATTTAAACCAAATTTTGATATTATTAATATCAAAGAAAAAGAATTTGATTATAAAACCAAGTATAATCCAGCCACAAATACTACTATCAGTGATAAGTATTATGATAATTCAAAACAATTTAGTGCAGCTAGCAATAACAATCCTATAACATTTGGATCGACATTTGAAAATACTACTGGGTTTGATATTACCAATACCAAAGAAAAAGAATCTGATTACAAAGTTAAATATAATTCTACATTAAATTCTAAAGCTGCACCGCAATTTTTATATGCTAATGCTACCGGAATTGTTGATATATCAACTAGACCGTTACAAATTAATGCAGCATTGTACAATAAAACAACAGCACCGGCATCAAACATCGATGCTAAAACTGCGGGTTTATTTTTAGCAGGGTATACAACTACATTAGCAGAAGGCCAAACTTCGCAAGTATTAGGTGCTGTTTTAGAAAAATCAATTGGAGCTCCGGTATATAATACATTTAGTGTATTGCAATATAAAGATACGGTACTTGGTACATTAGGTTTACCTATACCTGGTGCTAAGTATATGGATTTTAGATCTGCTCGGATACTAAATAATCCATCATCTATTAGATTAGATGGTGCACGTGCATCATACCGAGATGGAAGTTTTAACGTTAGAGCTGCAGCATATGCAGCTGCATCAGCTGCACCAATTGGACCATATTCTATATTTAATCTAGATGGGTATGGTAAAACCGGATATGGTTGGGGAGATCATGATAACAGATTTGCAAACCGAAGAGATTTTACATTAACAAGTTTAGTTAGAACGGAATGGGATAACAAAGACCGAAAATTTTATCAAACTAAAAACATACTAGATCGAGCTACACCATTTCGTGGAGATAAAGTTAATGTAATTGATTTTGGTCAACGTACATTAGATAATGCATATCAATGGAGACCTAGACCGGCATCCGAAACAAAAGTTAGGAAACAAGATCTAACCCAAGATTTTATAAAATTTATGTTAACAGGACCTAAGTTATATAATAGAAGTACGGAAACAGATGATATCATAATATTCCGAGCTATTATTACTAATTTAACAGATCGATTCAGTCCAAATTGGGTACCTTCGAAAATTTTAGGTAGAGCAGATGAAAATCATTTATATCAAGGATATTCTAGAGATTTAGATTTACAATTCACTATATATGCTACAGATCGAGATGAACTAAAACCAATCTGGCGTAAATTAAATGCACTAGCTGGATATACTGCTCCTACATATGATATTAATACTATAACAATGATAGGACCCTGGATGCGTATAACAATTGGTGATTTATTTAGACAACAGCCAGTTATCATACAATCATTAAGTTATACATTACACGATCAAGATACTACATGGGAAATTAATCTAGAAAACGATAAAAGCATGATGCAGACACCACATAAAGTTGATGTTAGTATGGATTTTAAAATAATTACAGATGCATTACCACAAACAAACGGTCAGTTCTATACATTAGCTAAACAGTTTGATGATGTTGCACAACCAACACCAGCTGATGATAATTGGTTAAGTGATTTTAAATATGGAGCTGTTAATACTAATGATGGTACCGCTGGCACAGGTGGTAGTACTAAAGCAAATGAATAACTAAAATTAATATAGAATATATTGTATGAATCGATACGAATTAATATCAACTATAAAAACTGCAACTGGTAAAACTAGATTGTCTACCTTAATTATACCAAATATTACAAATTCAGCAAATGATAAATATATACGAACAACTAGTTTAGAACGTTTAGATAAATTGTCATTATATTTTTATCAAAATACAGAATTCTGGGTTGTAATTGCTAGCGCTAACGGATTAGGTAAAGGAACTATATTAGTACCACCGAATACAAAATTAAGAATACCAGATGAAACAAATGTTATAACACAAATAATAAATGCAAATAAAAGATGAGTGCTGATATATACTATACACCAGTTGATGATAAGTTACAAAAAGAATTAAGATGTCGAGGTAGAGCTGGTTATCTTCGAAGAAATCAAGCTGATTTAAAATTTATGCTAGAAAAGGTAGCAAATGTAAAATTAGTACCATATGAAAAATCAGAATTTTTAGAAAAAGATATCATGCACTCTGCCATATTAGGTGGTACTACTGTTATATCTTCATCATATATGCCAACTGGACCATATGGGTATTTATCATCATTTGACAATACTGGTAAATTCACCGGAGACCGTGTTCGTACTGTAGTTAATACATATCTGGATGCACAAAATAATATACAAACACCCGCAGAAATTATTATAGATAAAAGTAGGAGGATACCACCATATTTACGCACAACTAACATAACAATTGCCGATACTAGCACCGGATATCTAAATGATGCTACACTTAACATAATTATACCAAATCCAGCAGCTGATTTAGAATTTATAGAATCTGTATATTTTAGACCCGGGCGTAAAGTTTCAGTATATGTAGAATATCCGGAATCTGCAATAATATCTAAATCTGAATCTACTAAAGACAGTGCATTGAAAACTGATGGCACATTGGATGTAGATAATGCATTACGTAAAAAAATTAACGAATTAGCTAAACAAAATAGTAATACGCCTGGTGGTAGTACTAAATCAGATGCTGAATTAAAAAATGAATACTTTAAAATGAACCGTGTACGATTCGATGGCGTCATTGTTTCATTCGAATGGAAATTTCAAGATGAAACTATGTCAATTGATGCAACAATTACGGTTCGCGGTACTAGCAATGTATATACCGATACTAATTTTATAATCAATCAAACAAAATCTACATCAGCTAAAGAATCTGCAACAAACACAACCAACTCATCAATTGAATCAACGGATATAACTGAACAAGGAACAGATAAACAGAATTCATTTTGGAGTAGTATAAATAGTCAGATACAAAAACTTATGCCAGAAACTACTAATCATTTTAAAGATGATAAAGATCCAAAAAAAATGGCAGTTAGAGATACTAGCAATAATGGTGCTACATATATAACATTATATTGGTTAATTAAGTTAATTAACAATGAAATATTGTCAAAACAAGAAGGTCAGCCACAAATTCAGTTCGATTCTAAAATTTCCAAAAGTAACTATTTTGAATTACTAGTATCTGCATTCCCAGGAGAAGTTATTCTGCCTGATGTAATTAATCGTACATATGGTACAACTGTATTTTTACAAGAACAGTTTAAATTATTAATAGGTAATAATGAGTCAGTATTTAAAATTGTAGATGAAGGCAAAAATTTTTATGATCCTACAATGATTTTCATTTCATTACAAACATTACAGACGTTTCTCAATGAAGCTACTACTAAAACGGTTAATGATTTACTAAAATTATTATCAACTAAAATTTTAGAAAGTACTGGTAATGCTATTGAATTAATGCTTGTAACGCCGCCTGATCCTAGCAATATAAATGATTTATTATGGATAGATAAGCGGGTTGTTCCTGCAATTACAGAAGAAACACCTGTATTCTCAATACCAATTGGACCATCACACCCATATGGATCCATAGTGCAAACATTGAACATGGACGCTAAATTACCAACAAGTGTAGCATCATTAGCATATTCATTAAATAGTGATGTAACTAAATTAAATGAATCGGACATTGCACCATTTTTATCATTTATGTATACATCAAATGATGTTACTAGAGAAAATAACGTAGAAACTAGAAATCAACTCATAACAAAAAATAAAGAATCATTAACTAAATTACAGAATTCTTATAAAGAAAAACATGAAGGTTCGAAAATTGCATTAGCCACTGCAAAAAAAGAATTAGGGGCAAACATAACATCGGCTGAACTACAACAAAAATTATCTACTCAATTAAAAACATATATTACATATCCAGCACAAACATTAAATGATTCACTTAAAATTGCATCTCCTGTTATTCCAATTGCAGTAGACTTCGAAATAGATGGTATTAACGGGTTTAGATACGGAAACATAATAACATTTGATATATTTCCTTCTAGATATAAAACTAATGTAGTTTGGCAAATAATTAATATCACGCATGAAATTAGCGAAGCTGGAAAATGGGTAACAAAAATAAAATGTCAAATGCGACCTAAAATTACATAATGTTATGAGACAAAAAACATATTATAACGAAAATGAAATTGTTACCGACCTTTATACATATGGTAAGGAATGGCAATTAGAATCTGGTATAGAATATAAAGGATTATATCACACATATATTAGTACTGGGGAAGTATATACAAATCCAATTTGGAATCCTGCTATATCTAAACGGTTAGTTAAATATCAAATTACAACGAATCCTCAAACTATATCATATAAAAAGTTAAAACCAGATTTAAATGTACGATATATTATACCAAACAAAATATATCCAGAGCCTACACGAGAAGATATACTAAAAACATATTTCATTCGGTATTTTATAAAAAAACAAAATGAATCTAAAATAATAGAAATTGATAAATCGCAATATGAACTATGGCTCAATAAAAAAATTGATCCTATCATGTATACGGCAATTTCATTTAATTGGTATATCGCTGGCCCTAAAAATAAAACAACAAAAAATGGCATAACAATATTAGGAGTAATCGAACAAAATAGAAAGCAACTAATATTAGCTGATACTAAAGTTCCTGGGATATTGGCCGAATTTAAGAATAATTATTTACAATTTTATACCGACACCGATTTTATCATACCAGATGACATTAATTCAATTTCTGCAAAGGAAAAACGTATTAATGAAACTACATCGACCCCTGAACTAAAATTATCGTTTATTTCATTAGTTAAAGAAAAATATATATTTGATTCTAAATTAGGCTATAATTCAATATCGATTAATCCAAAAACATACTATGTTAGAAACGGATATATAGTAGAAAATAATATTAATACAGATGGATATTTATTAGAATTAAGTGACCCATATGTCGGTACCATAGAAAATGAAAAAAATGAAACAATATTGTACTCTAATTATAAAGCTGCAAAAGGAACTTCATTTAAATTTACTCCAACTAATAATTTACCAACTTTGCGGAAAACATTTATAAAAGTAACATGTCTCACTACGAATAAAATTAAATTTATAAATTTAACTGTAGATCAAGGTTCATTGCCATATAATATTGGTATACCATCGAGTGATACGGGAGACGCTGGTATACTACAACCAAATGGACAGCCAGCATCAAATGAATTAATACTACAGATACGTAAAACTATATTTATTGAAGTAATACCAAATTCATACTCGATTAGTACAAAAAATAATAATTCTATATACATTAGGCCAATTACTAAACACAAAGATTTATCAGGTAATATTGTACAAAACGATAATATAACTGCATATTATACATTTGAATTGTCAAATAACAGATTAGGTAAAATGATACATGAGTTTTCAGGTAGAACGGCTCAGGATTTGGGAAATAATACATCATTATTTGTTGCACCATCAATTGAATTTAAACCAAATATTACCACAACAGATGACGTTACTGGTAAAATTGAAATTTCATCACTACCATTATCATCAATAACTTTTATATCAATACCAATCTCACTCAAATCCGAGGGAACTAGCGGCGAGACTAAACCTAAAGACGAACAAAGTGTTTAATTCTTTGAAATATAAAATTAATTTCTTATATTTAATGTATGATACTAGATCATGCATATGAAATCGACGCAGTGTTTGAATACATACGGGATCGTAAAACTTTATTAGTCCCGATATTATGTAGTCCAACACTGCATCCTGTTACTACGCAAATTTGTGCAATCTACGTATATACTGAAGATGATGTAGAACGACTTATTCCATTTCGCCATACTGAACAATTAACTGCATTTACCGAACATGTACAACAGTTTCTGAATCTGCAGAATATCTTTGTATTAGATAAAAAGACCTGGCTTCAAATTGGAGGAAACGCTAATGTATTGGATGTTAAGGCATTATGGTGGTATACTTATGCAGAAGCATATGATGAAACGCATTATTATACCGCAGCTCATCAATTTTATTGGAGAAGACATCCGGGTTTACCCCATGTTAATAGCATAATCCCATTGCAGCAACATTTAGCAATGTGTCAGAAAATACGACACTATGCTTGGCCAATGTGTATGAATGCAGAATTATCAGAATCATATATCAAATTCAA